CAAGGTGGCGGAAACGTTGACGCCGACAGTGTCGACGATTAACAAAGAGGATGATGGCCCTGCCGATAAGCAGGTCCTAATTCGCACCACCGAGCCAGAAAGGGACCGCTGGAGAAAAGCGGCAGAAAAAGAAGGCATTTCGCTGTCGCAATTTATTCGAGACTTATTGAACGCGCGTGCCAGAGAATTGCTGGAATGTTCCCATCCAATCGACCAAAGAAGATGGTACCCGTGGTCGGAGTTTTGCCTTAAGTGCAACACTAGGCTGAGGGGATGAAAATTGTTCAACTGGAACCATTTGAATACGAATGGGCATCACATGTGGGTACTCGTCGGTACATAGAAAACTGGCGCAAAAAAGACGCCGCCTACTACAAAAAAGAATTAATGGAAGACGATAGAACGGCGCAGGTTGCTGCCGCCGTATGTGAAATGGCGGTGGCAAAGATAACGAATCGCTATTGGTCGGGCCATGTATGGACAGCAAGCGAACATGACTCTTATAAGCAAAAAACAAAAGATGTGGGCCGCAATATCGAAGTCCGTCGTGTGCGCACCGGGGATTCGGCGGCAGTTCGCAAACGCGACTTAGGCAAGGATTTGGTTCTTTTTGTCGCCAAAGCCATCCCACCAGAACTGCGAGAAGTAGAAGTCTGGGGTTATATCGACTATGACGAGGCATGGGAACTTGGTGAGCCAGCCCATTACTCGCCCGATGACACCAGGCTCATACACCGTAGTCACCTGACCGTTCACTACGGTATTGATTGAAATCAGATAAATCTAACCAGAAACAGTGAACTAATAAAAATATATGACTAGCCGTCTATTTCTCAATAACGACAGTCTTGTCTTTGATTTTCCATACGATGCAAATCAGGTAGCAGAAGTCAAGCAGATACCGGACTGCAAGTGGGACAAAGTTGCTCGATTGTGGCGCTGTCCTGTTTCGCAAATTCGAGAAGCCAGGGAATTCGCAACAAAACACGGGTTTGAAATAGACAATGATGTGCTTGTGTTTACGCTGCCACCTAGACGCAGTGCACAAGATACTGGTGTATATGAAAACAGTGGCGACATCTACATCTCGTTTCACTACGACCCAGTCTTGGTTAGGTCAGTAAAACAAATTCCGTCTGTTACGTGGGACAAGACCACTGGCGCATGGAGAGCGCCGCTCACCGCAATCAATGAGGCGATTCAGTGGGCTGAACGATTTGAAAAACCAATTGCACCGGACGTACTTGTGAAAGCCAAAGAAATAAATTCACAGTTGTTGGAACTGGCGGAGGCAAGTCGAGCAGTAGAAGCGGAAATTGTCATCGGGAATACTGGTCTTGAAAAAGCGCTGTTGCCGTACCAAAAAGCAGGTGTTGCGTATGCCAAGCGAGCCAAACGGTGTTTTATCGCCGACGAAATGGGTCTTGGCAAAACACTGCAGGCAATCGCGACTCTTGAAGTTCTTGAGCAATATCCAGCGGTGGTCATGTGTCCACCCAATCTCGTTCTTAACTGGAAAGCCGAATACTCCAAGTGGTTGCCCGACCGAAAAGTTGCAACGGTGCTCGCAGGCAAAGGTCAAAAAGAATTCCCGGAGCGCGATAATTACGACGTTCTGGTAATCGGCTATTCAAACATTTCCTATTGGGAATCACATTTGACCGCCCATCGTGCGTATGTATTAGACGAGAGCCATTACTGCAAGACCCTGACGGCAAAGCGAACAAAGTCGGCCCGCAAGGTGGTGTCCTCATCACCGTCTGGGACGCCAGTTCTTTGTCTTACGGGTACGCCAGTTACCAATCGCCCTGCAGAGTATGTGGCGCAGTTGGATATCTTGGGCAAAATCAAGGATTTCGGTGGAACCTGGGGTTTTTACCGCCGCTACTGTGCTGCTTTCCAAGACAAATGGGGGCAGTGGCACCTGGAGGGCTCTTCAAATCTTGAAGAACTCAACGAAAAACTTAGGTCTGTCTGCTATATAAGGCGCACAAAAGAGCAGGTACTGAAAGAGTTGCCGCCAGTATTTCACCAAGAACTCCTGCTCATTGGGGCAAGTTCGGCAATGGTTGATTACGGTAAGGCACAGAAAGACATCATTGCCTTTTTGGTGGAACGAGCCAAGAAACTCGCCATAGAACTAGGCACATCGCCACACTCCGCAGCCGTGCGCGCGCGCATGCGCGCGGAGTCATCGCAGGATTTGGTGCGACTATCAGTTCTCCGTCGCCTTGCCGCCAAAGCCAAGATGGAAAGTGTCGTCGAATGGGTGGCCACTCGCACAGAAAACGGCAACAAGGTGGTCATCGCCGCCCACCACAGAGACATTGTTGATGAACTAGCCAACCGCTTCGGCGGGCTAAAAATCCAAGGCGGTATGTCGGCACAAGAAGTCGAGGATGTCAAACGCAAGTTCCAGACCGACCCGAAGTGCCAAGTCATCACCCTTTCCATTCAGGCGGCCAAGACAGGGCACACGCTGACAGCGGCGCAGGATATCATCTTTGTAGAACTGCCATGGACACCAGCAGACCTAGACCAAACCTATTCACGTCTACACCGAATGGGGCAACAGGGTTCGGTCACGGCGACCTATGCGCTGTGTGCTGGCACGATTGACGAGGAAATCTATTCGCTCATTGCATCCAAGCGCAAGGTCGTAAACACCGCCGTCGACGGTGGCAGCGAAAACGACGAAGGCAGTATCGGGGCCCAACTGGTGTTCTCCCTACTTGGGTCTAACATTGGATAAATCTAACCAGAAAGCGAGTTTGATATGAATTTTATAGACAGCCACGAAGTAGCACTCGACGTATTGGGCAACGGCAAAGATTTGTGGACCTGCAAGTGGTTGGGTGGCAGCAAGGTGCAGGTCTTCCGGGGAGACTTCATCAACAACCGCGCCGTTTACCACCATCTATTTACACTCGACTGCGACCCAGGAATGTCAGTTGCTACATTCTGCGAGTGGGCTGAGCAACTACTCTTGGGACTGGTAAAACAGGAGTACAAGGAAATATGAGCGAACTAAGAAAAGCGCCGCAGCATAATCATCTACTCATCAACGCCAAGAGTTATGCCAACTGTGTCAGTAAATCAACGCTTACCAACAAGCGGAAGATGAAGAAGTGGCTAACCAAACTTGTCGAAGATATCGGAATGTACAAAATTGCGGGCCCCTTCGTCCATTACGTCGATAAGCCCGGCAACAAGGGGCTGACTGCTGTGGTAATGATTGAGACAAGTCATATTGCCCTACACATCTGGGACGAACCACAACCAGCACACATTCAATTCGACATCTACACCTGCAGCGGCCTGAACGTGTATGAAACCTTGTACCAAGTGGTCAGTGAATTGTCTATTCATGAAATCTCTTGGGTCTTTTATGACAGAGAAAAAGGATTCAATAAGGTCAGTTCGGGAACATCAGTTGATGACATCATCAGCAATCACCGAAGGGGCGTTTCGCTTCCCCCTGCAATCTGATAAATCTAACCAAAAGTGACCCGCTTTTTGCATATATGTCAACTACTGTTTGGTGATGCCGAAAAACGCCGCCTTTGACATTCCTTCTTCACGATTCAACTTTGCTGAAGACCTGAAATACGGAGAACAAGGCGAAGACCTGATACGTCTTTTCCTGGAGCAAGTTTCCTATGGTGACTTTGAAGTAAAAAGCGACAGATACAGGAACGGCAGGATGGTTGTAGAAACCAACCAGAACCCAAGAGCAATGGTCGACGAACAAGGTCGACCAGTCTGGGTACTCAGTGGAATCAATGTAACCACGGCGGCATGGTGGGTATATATCTTTTCGCCCGATGGTGCTTTCATCGTCGTGTCTGTCGACCGACTCAAACGATATTTACGCACAAACAACAAAACATTCAATGAAGAAAGCAAAATCAATCTTGGTGGACCAGACAACCCGGCACGAGGCTTTCTTTTGTACCCCGAACACGTCCAAGACCTGATGACCAATTCCAAGTACGGAATCGTATAAATCTAACCAAAAGTTGGTGGTTCAAAAAATTTGGTGTAGGTGCGCCCAGGCGCAGGCGACCCGCCGAAAAAGTCCCGCAGCCTCGCTTTTTGCCTTGCCAACGCTTGCTCGTCTGTTTTGTGACCCCACCGAACACCTGTTCGCGTCGCCCTACACCGTCCCGTTGTGACCGTGTGGTACGCCCTGTCGCAGACACCACACACGACATACGCCCCGTTGGTCGCGTCTTGTATCAACCTCGTCGCCCATCACTAGCCCCGTAGCACAATAGTTATGTAAAGTATGTGAGGTATGTAGTCGCATCACACACACATACGTCCCGTATGTCGCATAGTCGTCGTTCGCCCTTGCCTATGTGTCGTCGCACTATGCCCCGTTGGTGTTCGTGTGTTGTGATACCCCATCACACACCCACACAGTCAATGCCCCGCTGTGTTTATCGTGTGCGTTATGTATGGCGTACACATACACGCATACGTCCCGTGTGTCGCAGTGTGTCGCACTGTATCGCATACGCTCGTCAGTTCATTTGCCCCGTAGGGATTTGTGTCGCATACGCCTCGCCATACGCCTCGTCGTACGCCTCGTCATACGCCCCGTCACACACAGTTG